TGAGCGGATAGAGGAGGGAAAGTATTGATGAGATCGTGGGGTATCACCAAAATCCATGCCGTCTAGGTTTAGTTTCTTAGCCACAAGTCGCTCCTTACTTATCGTATTTCATTGTAATCGCTGGATCTACCTCGACCGTGCTCCCCAGATTGGGAAGTACTTCTCTTGCAGACTCTTCCATCGCCTGCTTTAGAATAATCCTCGCTTCCTCTGCGTAGTCTTTGGTACTCTCCAAGATAATCTCGTCGTGCACCGTAGAGACAATGACCGCTCGCTTCATATCCAAACGCTCGAAGGTCTTGATTAAGGCCAACTTCACCATTGTAGCAGACAGCGCCTGAATAGGAAAATTCGCTGCCTCTCGTTCAGCAGCCTCCTTCTTCCACTTCATTGTAAAGTCATCCCTGTTCCAGAATCTTTTACGGCCGAAGCTATCTGCTACCCAGCCGTTTACAACGGCCGACCTAGAACTCTTCTTAAGCCACTTAGTGGCCTCCGGAAACATCGCCTTCCACTGCTCTATTATCAAGTCTCCCTGCTTGGGTGAGTATTTAGCGCCCACGGGAGCCAGTTTAATAGTCATCTGCTTAGCCAGATTATCCCCGCCGACTGAATAAGCGATCGAGTAATTAACCATCTTAGCGGCCTCTCTCCATACTTTATAAGGATGTTCCTTCTTGTTATCCGTAGTTATGTCCTCTACCTTCAGCACATGCTTTGCAACGTACGTGTGCAAGTCATCCAGGTTGGCAATCAAACCCTCGTCACCACTGGCATCAGCAATGATTACCAATTCAATAGTTGAGTAGTCTGCTATAATCATTCGGCGGCTTTCGTTCTTCACTGCGAATGCGTGTCGAATACTCTGCCCAATTCCCAAGTCCTTCATCTTTTGATCCGAAGGCAGGTTCTGTAGGTTAGGACGTGAACTACTAAACCGCCCGGTAGCCGCTCCGACTTGGTTAAAGGTGCAGTGAATGCGTCCCGTAACTGGGTTCTCCATCTCCTGCAAGCCCCGAACGTAAGTGGACTGAAGCTTGCGAGCACCTACAAGAAATGCATAGGAATTCAAACGGTAGTTATCGTACCTACCGTAAGACTCAATCGAACCGACAAGATCCCCATCGAACTGAGCAGTGTCCACTACGTGATCTTTGGCAGTCTTACGGTTCTTAAAGTCCCACTCGGTGACCGTCTGAGCGTTTAGATTCTCTAGGTCCATCTCGAGAGAGTGGAAGTACTTCAACATTTGTTGGTTAGAGGCGGTGTTAATTGCTGAGTACCCGTCCCTCGTAAACACAATCTCTTCGGCTACCCCCGCATCGATCACCATGCGTTGCAACATCTTCTCAGCGTTGTCTATAAGCGTTTCAAACGTGGGCTCCATCTGCTTTAAGTGGCTGGCATTAAACGGCATACCGAAGTACTCCATCATGGCGACAACCTTTGTAAGCTTAGATTCAAGCCTATACACATTCTGCATGCTGTGCTGCTTTATCTCGGCAATCTGCTGCAGAAAGATATCCTTAAGAACAATTACATCCTTGGCTGCGTACTCAATCTGCTCACTGCTAATACCCGCAAAGGACTCGGATACAAACTGAGTCCGAATCGTTTTGTCTAGCGTGACATTCAGACGACGCTGCGAGATGCTTGCTAGGTCGTTGCGTACACCTACAATACCAGCACAAAGCAACGCCTCGGTAACACGAGTATCGTGTATAGGGTCGACGACAAACCTACCAGCCTGATAGAAAACCTTTATGTCGAAGCTCGCATTCTGAAACACTTTAATAATCGTTGGGTCGGTAAGCAATGCTGCAAAACAAGCAACATGCTCCACAGGTATAAGGGTAAAATCGTATACAAACACTTCCTCAAACGTAGCAATTTGCACGAGAAGCAGCATCGACATTCTGGGATCAAGCCCTGTGGTCTCTGTGTCCACTAGCAAGCGCCGTGGATTTCTATTGAGCTGCTCTTCAATAGTAATTAAAGACTGCTCGAGATCCTGCAACGACTTCACAACGTTAACCTTCATGGCGAATCTCCAAGGAGTAATCGGCGAACATAAACGCAACACCGTTCCGTATAGCTACTAGAGTATAATCCTCCTGCACTACGACTAATGCCCCCGCCTCACAAACGAGGCGAAGGCACTTGGGTGTGTACGATTTACCGTCCGAGTTCTTTCGTTTCTCGGGAGGATTAGCCATCCCCGTCAGCTTTTGAGACTCGGCTGTCAGCAGGGTTGTGACAAACGATAGGTTGTCAAACTTCACCGTAACCTGCTTGCCGTACATTGGCGATAGTAGTACCTGTTCTGGAAACTCTTTTGTCTTCATACCTCGTCTATTAGCTCCTTAAATCGCTCAAGCGTCATGAGGTAATATAGCACGAAGTCTATGGTGACACAAGCAATACCAGATCCTTCTTTACAGACAAGCGAACGAGCTTGAGGCATCGCAAATGTTTTTGTTTTGAGATTGTCAAAACTTAGCTCAGCCGTAGCCTCTAAGGCTATCTTTACGACCTTTCGCATATCTGCGGACCTGATCAGTACAAAGTCTTCAGGCCTGCCGTGATACCTATAGACGAGCATTCCAAACACTGCATTCATTTGCTGAGCTTCTCGATGAATCTTCTGCAACCATGCCTTACTAATTGTTATTGACGGGCCGTGCCTGTCAAATAGCTCCGTTAACTTACACTCTATTAAGTATCTACCTGGTCGGTTAGCAAAGAGAACTGTAACATCCCCTTTGCTATTTCCGGCACCAGACTGGGGAGTTCGATCTCCACCTAAATACTTAGCTATGCGGCGTTCCATGGTCTTAGCTCTCTGACGATTAAGGCGGTTGCGTTGCCGCCGTTCTTCTTTAAGCTGCTCTGCGGTTTGTGGACTAGTAATCGGCTTGCTGACTACTGAACTTTTGCGTACTCCCATTAAATATCACCGTGCTCACTCCGAGCTTCCCATTACGATTTTTATGAAACTTCAAACTAATAGCGCGATTTCCGGCATCGTCAGGGACGTCATCAATAGGCGCCATTTCAATGACTGCGTCTGCTACCTGAGCTACCTCACCCGAGTCGCGGACAGCGTCTAAACCTTCCCTACCCTTGGTCATTTGGCTGAGCAGTACAATTGCAATGTTAGCTTCCTTGGCTGCTTCCTTCAATGTCTGAGCCACCTCACCAAGGTCGTTGTTACGATTCGATGTAGGCGAATGACGAACAATCTGTAGATAGTCCAAAAACACTACCTTACAGCCAACTCGTGCGGAGTCGCGTATCTCTTTGCGTATCGTCGACAAACCAATTGTAGGGTCGTCGATAACAGACATAGGTAAGGACTGAAGATACATTACGGCCTGCTCAATCTTATCAGCCTGCTCTTTGTTTACACGACCGAACTGAAGATTACTGGCATCCATCTTTAACAGGTAAGCAACCCAGCGGCTAATCAACTGCTCCTTGCTCATTTCTAAAGAAAAGAAAAGAGATCGGGTACTGTACTGCCGCGCCATTTCTAGCATCGACTGACCAATAAGAGCAGTCTTGCCAGTTCCCGGCTTGGCCATGATAATGTTCAGCGTCTTCGGCAACCACTCCCCACCGAGCATCGTGTCCAAAAACTTAATACCTGTGTGTGTAAACTTGTACGTACCATCTATCTTTTGATTAAGATCTCCAAGCATACGTTGAGCGCCTGGCACAAGAGTAGTGTCGTGCGACTGCAGTATCGGTGCAAAGTTCAATGCACCTTCAATCTTCTCTTCGTTAGGGTAGTACTGGCGGGATTCAAAGTCAAGCGCCTTAGCTGCCTCAAATAGCTGCCGACGTCTGCCTATAAAGCCTAGCTCGTCGATCACTGCCTGCTGATTTACATTTACCTGAACAAGCATTTGTGCCGGAACATCTCCAGCCAAAGCCATGCGCATAACCTCGTACGAACACTCACCGTAGCGAACGTAAGCGTCCTTCATAGCAAGAAGTATGTCTTTGCGTTCATCAGAGAACAGTGCAGGAGTAATGATGTGCAGACTTTCTGGGTTGGCCATTAAAGATGATAGAAGTCTCCACTCAGCGTCCTTGTCGTAGTACATATGGCCTCCGTAATAATTGAGCCCATTCATTGTAAGGAAGGGCCTTGCTTAAGATTAGTGTAAACTCGGCAGGACCCTTTGTCAACAAGTAGGTATCCAAGTCCATCTTGTTTTGTTTGCCCAGAGGAAGCGTAGCAATTCGTAAGTTTGGGAGTCGTTGAGCCAGCTTATCAACTGCCTGATACACGGACTCTCTTACAGAGGATTGTGCTTGTGAGTCAAACACGACAGTCTGAGTTCCCTTGGCCATAGAGCGCAGTCTCCAGCGCCATACCGCAATACCCGGAAGTCCTACTGCCTTAAAGCCAAACTGACTAGCTACAATGGTCTTTATTTCTCCCTCGGTGATCAGATGGTCGTACTTGAGATCTTCTGCGTTGTAAGGCCACTCACCAGCGCCTCTAGAAGATGTTGTACCAAACGGTCCCTTGTACTTTGGCTCAGCATTAATCATAGATCTTCCGCGGATGTCTACGACGCCTGAAGTCAGCGGGTCGAGGTAAGGGAAGGTTAGCCTGTCTGCGAGCGTTGGCGTGCCTCCTGAGGTCATCAAACCAGACTTTAGAAACATATCAGAGCGCCCGCGATCAAACGCCTGAGTACTTGGGCAATACCCAATCCGCAACCGTTGAATAGACTCGTCT